AGAAATTAAAGAAGCCCTTAAACCTACCCGTACTGCAGAAGAAAAAGCGGCGGATGATAGGCTTGCTCTTGAAAAACAACGCGATATAGATATTGAATACGCTAAAAAACGCGCTGCTCGTAATGAAATAACAAGAAAAATTAACGAACAGGGTGCTAAAGAAACGGCTAAACGTGAAAAGGCTAAGATCAATGACCAAATAAAAGCGTTGGAAGAAAAGCTTAAGAACGTAGAAACGCCCGAAGCTGCGGCAGAACGCGCAGTAGAAGCTAAAAAAGAAGCCAACGAACAGCGTAGAAAATTGGCTCAAGAGCGCAATGCGTTAAAAGAAGAGTATGAAACTACTAATAAAGAACGCAAAGACATTAGAGCAGAAATTCTTGCGGATGCCAAAGCAGTAACCGAAAAAATGAAAGCAGTAAGGGCTAAGGCCTTGACCGCTAAAGAAGCTGCAGAAAAAATTAAAACCGAAATAGCTGTTTTAAAAGCAAAACGTGAAGGTGTTGAAGCTAAAGTAGAAGTCGAACCAAAGATTTCTGAAAGAGCTAAAGGCCCCGCTACCCGCCAGGTTCACCCACCTAGAATGTTTGAGCGTGGCACCAAAAAAGAAATAACTCCTGAAGAACGGTTGGAGCATGATAAAGAGGTCAACCAGCTCCTTAAAGAAAAAGATAAGTTTGATGAACTTGAAAAAGCCGATTTAAGCGCCGAAGATTTTGGCACTTTATTTAGTGGGTTAAATTCCAACGATTGGGAAGCTCGTAATGATGTAGCCCACGGCGGTGTTGGTATTGACCACGCTGAAGCTAAAGCCATTATCAATAAAGTAGCTAAGCCAAAAGGCTTGAAAATGATTGTGGTTAAAGAAGCCACCCCAGCGCTGCGCAGTATTATGGAAGCTTCGGGCCACAACCCAGATGAAGTACGTGGTGGTGTTCTGCCAGACGGAACAGTATTTGTAATAACAAAAAACCATGCGGATGCAATCGACCTTAAAAAGACGTTAGCCCATGAAATTACTGGCCACTTAGGAGTTGAAGGTGTGCTCGGTGACGAAGGTGTTAAAGCGCTTATTAATAAAATTTCTAAACAAGAAGGTGGCGTACTGGGTCTAGCTAATAAACTAGGTGTGGGTGAAGAAGCGGAAAAAGCCCACGCCTCTGCACTTTATGCCGGCAAAACAGAAGCTGAAGCTATGGCAGCGGCAGTTAAAGAAATGATTGCGTACACAGAAGAAAAACGGCCGACTAAGAGTTTTGTTGAAAAAGCCAATGAATGGCTTAAAGCTTTGGTCGGTGCGGTGCGGTCTGGCTTGCGTAAAATGGGCTTGGATTTAGACATTAGCACATCTGATATTTATAAGTTGCTTCAAGATGCTCGTAAAGACTTTGATGCTTCGCGGCCTATTGCATCGCGTATGGAAAATGGCGAAGTGTCGTTTGCTAGCAAGCCCGTATATAAAGCTAGTTTTTCTAGTGTTTTGCAAGACAAAGGTAAAACTGTTATTGCCCAAGAAAAGCCATTTACAGAAAAAATTAAAGGCGGTGCTTTGGGCATGAGTTTGATGCACCGTTTTGTAGATCGTTTTGCAGGCCTTGAATATATTGCTAGAAATATGGCTGACAAGTTGCAAGGCATGCAGATGATGTACTACAACAAGCTATATGATCAGCGCAACAACACCGTTGCTGAGATTGCTACGCATGGCCCTATTATGCTAGAAAAAAATCAGTACAACGAATACCAGTATAAGAGCGCAAAAAAGCCAGGGCTTAAAGATATTTTTCAAGCAATCGGTAAAGCAGCGTCTGAAATTGGTAACGCTGAAGCAGCTAACGAGCAATTTGGTTTGTATTTAGCAGCTGAACGGGCTTCATCTATTCCAAACGGTTTAGAAAAATTAGATTTGGCTGGTAAGATTAGCCAAAAAGAACTAGATGAAATACTTAAGTTTGGGCGCTCTAACCCACATTTCCAAGAAGCTAGAAAAATGTATCGCGAATACAATAATGGGCTGCTTGACTTTGCTGTTCAAACTGGCCGCTTAGCAAAAGAAGTTGCTGATAATCTTAAAAAAGGCGACTACGTTCCATACTATCGCGAACGTGCTGATGGTTCAATTTGGGATGAAGAAAACCACATTCGTATTGGCGACATCAAAACGCAACAGTATTTAAAAGAGTTATTGGGTGGCGATAAGTCCATTATTAACTTTGAGGTAAGCTCGCTTCAAAATACTTATATGCTTACTGATATGGCAATGGGTAACATTGCAACAAAAAATACTGCGCATACCTTACGCACTCTTGGCATTGCGGAAGTACATGATGGTAATGGCCCAGCCGGCCCTAACGTTATTCGTTTTTACGAAAACGGTGAAGAAAAGCATGCTGTTATTCAAACGTCTGGTCTATCAAAAAAACTTGAAGATCGTTTAGACGCAATGCGAGAAGCTGGTAAAGCTAATACTGAAGAGTACAAAAAACTTCGTGCGCGTGCAGAAATTAGCCGTCAATCTGAAGCTTTGTTTGGCAACATTCCAGGCGATATGATTGCGCGTGGTATGGAAGGTATTTCAATGACTTTGCCTTCTGCTATTAGTTTCTTGCAAGGGCCTGCTAATTTATTGCGTAAAGCGGTTACTAGGTTCCCAGCGTATTCTGCCCGTGTAGCATTTAAAGAATCCATAGATAGCTGGATTAAAACTGGCGCGGACGTACGTCCCGTTGTAGATGTGCTTGGGAATATCAAGAAGAGTATTGAAGGTACCGCCCCTGAACTTCGCGCTTTACAAGAACAAGGTATTATTGGCGGCCACGTTTATGCCGGCACCATGTCAGACATGCGTACAATCTCCCAGCAAATGGCTCGTGGGCAGTCTGGTTGGGAAAAACTTTGGGCTAAAGCAGACCGTTTGGCAATTATTGCTGACGAATCAGCACGTTTAACTTTATATAACGGTTTTATTAAGAAAGGGTTGACTCCAATGGAGGCAACCTTAGCCACGCTAGAATCCCAAAACTTTACCAAACACGGATATTCTCCTAGCGTGCGGGCTCTTAGCGTAATGATTCCGTTCTTTAATGCGCAGATTCAAGGTTTAAATACCCTTATTCGTTCCGGTTTAGGTAAATCTTTGTTTGAAGATAAACTTAACGTTAAAAATTCTCTTTTAAAACGCGGAGCTGTTGTAGCCGGAACAACTTTGCTATACACAGCTTTGATGCAAAATAATAAAGCATACAAAAATGCTACTGAAGACGAGAAGTTAAACTACTGGTTTATACCAATGCCAGGTATGAAAGATGTTGTACGCGTACCAATTCCATTTGAATCAGGCGTAATATTCAAGTCTTTACCAGAAGCTATGTATAACTTAGCGGCTACAGATGCAAAATCTAAAGATGTACTGCCTGCATTTGCCAAACAGTTAGTTGGAAACGTTCCTGGGGTATCAACCGCATTCTTGCCACAAGGTGTTAAACCGGTTGTTGAGGCGCTAACAAATACTGACTTGTATAGCTTGTCCCCAATTGAAAGCGCCCGTGATAAAACCCAACAAGCGGGGTACCGTTCGCACGCTAACACAACCGAAATTTCTAAACTTGTTGGCCAGTACTTAGGAGTTTCGCCAGTTCAGTTAGATCATTTTATTCAAAGCTACACAAGCACTACTGGTATAGCGCTTATGTCTATGTTTAATCCTGTTTTGCGCGGTACGTCGGCTCCTGAAGCTACTGCCCATGAACTGCCTTTAGTTGGTAGTTTCTTCCAACCTTCTGATGGGGCTGGTTTAATTAATAAAGCATACGATTCTATGGCTAACATAGAGCAATTGCACAATACTTATACCAATCTTGAGTCAGAAAATCCAGACAAAGCTGATAAGTTCTACACACGGTATTCAAGAGAAATTGATTCTGCGTCTGCGGTTGGTACATTCAAACAGCAAATGGGCGAACTGAATAAACAAGAACGCGAGATTCGCGGCAATAGAACTCTTAGCCCGTCTCAAAAACGTAAAGAACTTGACCAAATTAGACAGGATAAAATTGATTTGGCTAAAGACTTTAGGTCTAGCGTAGGCGAGTAAACCAAACCCCCAGTTTCCCACTTTTTCTTCCTACTTGGGCTTTAGCTGGAACTTGATGGTAAAGGGCTGCTTTTAAACCAAGCACCCTTACCTCTTCAGGGTTTAAAGTAGGAACAAAAAAGCCCCCTTGCGGGGGTACTTTTAGCCATGGGAAATGTACCTTAATCTTCCTTTTCATCTATAGTTACTGGGCGCGTAATCTGAATTACGTTTACCCGCATGGTTGGACCCCTTGTTTTTGCCAGCATATCTTTACGCAAGTAGCGCACTTTATAGTTTGGTAAGGTTTCCAATTCTTTTTTCAAATCTGAGTATCCGTAACTCATAGTAGAGCAGTGCTGTTTAAGTAGCTGTTCTTCAATAAAGTAGTCTACGTGTCCAGGGGTTATTTCATGTTCAACCCTTCCAGCCACATCAGACCGAGTTAGCGATTGGTCAATCTCATTATGACCGCCTAATGTTGCCCGAGTAATTCCGTCGATGGCTTTAACCACAACAAACTTACCGTAGCATTCACGAGTGTAGGCGTTAAGTACATCTTCAGCGGTTCGGCGGTTGCCACGTACTGCGGCTCTAGCCTCGTTAACCATACTGCGAAGAGTTTCCATGATTGGACGAATAGGCACATCAATAATATTTGCGTATTTTTTACCCATAAGAATCACTATGGCTATGATGGCTGCATTACCGGCTGTCCAGTAACGTTCGTCATCGGATGAATTAAATTCCGCTTTAAGTTTCTCGCGGGTTTCTTCGTAAACTTGTACAGCTGTCAGCCTATTACGTACAATCCATCGAATCAATTCACGACCTACGACACCGTAATTTGTTTTCAAAATATCAACCGTACTGCTTTCGGTTGAAGACGCCCATTGAACTTCCTTAGCTGGTTTAACTTCCAACATCCGCAGCATTTCAGCTTGGGATGTATGCTTGCGACCGCCTGATAAGAAATCATAAATATGAGTGTTGCTTGAAAACAACACCATCAAGTTCCATACAGTAGTGTTAAGCCTCTCCTTATTGGCGCCCTGTTCCATGCGCTCTTTGCCCTTACCTTGGGTTAAATCCAGCAAGAACTGGGGTAACCACTCAAACGACTCGCGGTTCTTGTTTGTAATCTCATCCATTACAAGGGGTAGGCTGTTGAGCATTCCTTGGCGGTTTTGAGCTGCTACGGCTGAAGTTGACTGTGTAACCCTGTAAAGCTCAGGGTGACCCCAAAAGCTAGCTGCAAGGGCTAGGGCAAGCGATTTACCACGACCTGAACCCGAAGAGCCAAGATGGTAAACAACGCCCCTAAAGCCCGAAAAGTGCATCAGGATTGAGGCTGGGCCAACCATTCCCATAGTGACAATCTCCCAAAGCTCCTTGGCGATGTACATATTAAGGACTTTTTTCCACTCGTCCAGCGTGCCAGTTGGTTTGGTGGCGTAGTTAATATTAGCCATGCTGGGGGTTGGAACGTAAAGTTCTTTGCCGTCAGGGAAAAATACCGTGCTGTTATAGACAAATGAGTTGTCATCTTGCCATCCGCAGTTGTGTGGAACCTTGATAGCTACCTTATTGGAACTAGCGTACTCAACGCAACCGCGAACATACTCGTACAAGTTAACGTCGTTGCCTTTTCCATACACCGCAATGATGTTGTGGCTAGCTAGCATCTTAACCGTCTCGTCTTTACTGACTACAGACTTCTGAGGCATGATGATATCGACTGTGCTGTTAGGGCGGCAAGCTATCATGTGAACCAAATGCTCGTCGCCGTTATCTAGGATGTCAACCACAAACAAATCGTAAGGCAGAATCATTACTTGCTTCTTGGACTTTTCTCCGCCTTCAGCATCCTCAACCATCTTTTCAGCAAAGATCCCACCATTAGCGCCATAACTAAATCCGCGTGGCGGAATTGGGCGGATAAGCATTACCTGTTCAGCGGGCTTATGTTCTGTAGCCGCTTTGGTTTCTAGAATGATTTCCTTTGGCTTATTGTCAACCTTAATTTCTCTACCCAAAGCTAATGGGTTGGTTATCTTGCCAAAATGTGGGCACCCTTTACATACCCCAGGATTTGCCTCGTCAAGCTTTAGGCAACTGTATGGGCCTTTAATTTGATGCCACTTGGTGTTGTGCCGATCTAAATCATATGGGTGCATGGCTGATAAAGCCATACCTTCTTCTTCCCCATCTTCGCAATATTTAGCTATGCTGAGGATGCCACGCCACAAAGGTTCCATGCCATCATCTTTAGCGTGATTTACGTAGTGCTGAATTTGTCCGCATTTAGGTGCTAAGTTTTTAAAGAACGTAATGCTGTTCTCTACCATCTTGACGTTTGACGCTGTACCTTTTAAGTCTGGACGTTTGCCAGGCAAATCAAATTTTGGCAACGCTTCGTGGGAATCTGCCCCGACTTTATCTTTGATGACCGTAGAAAGCTGAGCAAAATCAAACGTAGTTCCGACTACCTTGATGGCAACCGACCGAGGCTTGTCTTGCTTGTAGTTCTTGGTATCGGGTACGCGTAGTACTCGGGCAGCATCACCTGTAACCATAGCGTCAATATTTAAGCCTTCCTTTTTGCATAGGCGCTTAAGATTCTCAGCTACTGGTTTCCATGTGGCTATATCTACTTCTTCATTGAACGGCCAGTATACGTGCAGTCCACCGCCACTAGATACGATGTATGGGGTTCCAAGGTCGTTTAGCGATGTCGAAGACAAAAAGCTCTCCAATGCCGCTGCTGCCGCCTGTTTATTAGGATAATCCTTTCCTTCCCCGCAATCAATATCTAGGAACAAAGATTTTATTTTTACTGCATTTGTGGCTAAACGCTTGCCACTTGTGTTGAATGATGCTAAAGCATAGAACGCATTTAAACCCTCACCACTAAAGTGGGCGGCGTTGCTATACAGCTCATCAATCGTATCAACAAATACGTGTTCTTTTTTTGCTGTGCTCAGTTCGCAGGCGCAATATTTACCCGAAGACGGAAGCACAGTCGCTAGGAATTCCTGCGACTTCATAGATGCTCCTTGGGTTAGCCGTTGACGCGTTGATCAAATCTGTTTATCAATTCCTTTTGAAAGTTTAACGGCATACCGGCATCAAGAAAACGTTCGGCAAAGCTAATCAATTCTTTATCAGTTAAGGAGCTAGGACTAATGGCGGATTGGTTTATTTTTTCTGATTGCATTTTTTCATTGCCTCTTCAACTGTATTGCTTGTTTGTAGTATGCGTAACAAATTTGTTACGCTGGTTCTGTAAGATGGTGTAACTTCTGTACCGCTAAACCAGTTATACACCGTCTGTCTTGTTGCTCCTGTGTACTGCGAAATCTGAATCACAGGAAAATTCAATTTAATAGCCCATCGACCTAGCTGATTGCCTAAGGTCTTTTCCGCCTTGGCGGTGGACTGTCGGATTGTTTCTGAGTAAGCCATGTTATTTTTCTAATTAGGTTAAGGGCGGGGTACTTGTGCAATGTACGTGAAGCATTGGGTTGATAAACCATCCACGTTCCCCCAAAACTTTAAGTTGAGCAAGTCGTGTAGCAACTACCGGAACCATCACAACATGTAGTGCATATTCTGCCGTTCATATCTGTGTTAGTTAAACATCCAGCATAAACACCGGATGCCGCCAGTAGAAGCCCAGCAACCACGATGATTTTATTCATCATCTGCATCCCACTCATCAACTACAGAAGCTAAGTCACCAGTCTTTTTCTTAGGAACAACCGATGGCTTAGGTGTTACTTTGCGTTTCTCAGGTTCGTCAAATGACTCAGCCTCTTCTTTAGGGGCGGCAAGTGCTGGCGATGCCTTCTTAGTTCCTGCGCTTTGTGACACAGTCATTGTTACGGCTTGCTTAGCCTCTGTTGACTCGCTTTTTTCCTTAACGATATCAAACTCTTCTTGCTCTAACCAACGCATTGGCTGGAAGAATAACTTGGGCACAGCCGCTTTAGTATCAAAACGCAACCGAGTAACAACAGTCTCAGGGCTAATACTTTGGGCAGCTAAGAATCTAGCGTACGCCTGCAATGGGCGCTTGTCGCCTTCTTCTTTACCGAAGATAGATGTAGCAGAAAGGGTTAACTGCATAATGTCTCCGCCTACATCGTTAGCTAATACAACTGCCAGACGCTGGCTAAAACGGCAAGCACGGGAATCGCCTTGACCTGAGCCTTTAGCATTCTGTGGGCATGAAGCGCAGTTACTTGCTTGGGGCTCTTTAGCGGAAGCATCAGGTTTTTCACCGTCGGCTGACCAGCAGTCAGGAGCTTTGCTTGCACCCTCTTCATAAGTACCGGAATAAAATGTACGGCTGATCTTTGGCGCAGCTTGAACAATAACTACATCCAAATGGCGGTCGTCAATTGACGCCACTTCTTCGCTACCTGCCAACAAACGGAATACACCGCCTTTAACAGAAATGCGTTTACCAAAACTACCACCGCCACCACCAGCTAAACTTTTAGCAAGATCAGAAAGCTCTACCGACTTAGCAAACGCTGGTAGTTTGGCGGGGTTAAATGTTGTGAGTTCTTTACTCATTTGTTACTGCTCCTGTTTCAGTTGGCTTGGCTACTGCCGCACCGGTTTGTAAAAATTCTAAATATACTTCAGCCACTTTTGTAACTTCATAAGCATCTGATTCGTACACAGTTTGCACTGCGCGTTCTAGAGCTTGTTGGCGTAGATTTAATTCAAGCATAATATTGCGCGCTGCTTGGTCTACGGCTTGTTGTTGTGCTGCGTCCATTTGTTTCTCCTTAGTTAAGTGTTTTGTTTGTTTGGCTAACTAAGTGCTCAACTTGAAGTTCATAAGCAGCCATAAGCATATTTTTAAAATCATTGCGGGCGTTTCCCCCTTCTAAGTTGTCGCCTATTTCAGCTAACAATGCAATCATGACATTTATACCGTCAGCATAGCTTGCGTTAGACGCGGCAAATATATTTCTAACTGCGTCGATTAAGTAGACAAGATTATCAGGCATTTCTTTTGTGCCCAGATCCTGTTTGATTTGTTCTACATTCATTTACTTCTCCTTATTTGGTTGGTTTGCGGACTGATACTGATACTTCGGACATGGAGTTTAACCCGAATGGGACAAGCCCTGGATTTTCCTCCAAGAACATCGCCATATTCTTTTGCGCAATTCGCTTTTCAAATAAGTCCAGCGCATCATGCTCAATTGCAAACGTCTTGAACGAATCCCAGTCGTCTGTGTAATAGCGTGTTTTTTGTGACAGGATGATTGTGCCTTCATCTGTTTTTACAGATTGAAGACCGAGCGCCACCATTTGATCTTTCATGGCGTTCTTAATTTCTTCCTGTTGTGCTTTCAGTTCTTCAAGCTTGGACTCGTACTCTGTCGTAAGCTCGTTGGTTCTTGCGTATATCTTGCGATATACCTTTGCTAGTTTATCTAGCGGAATGACTTCGTCTGACATACTTCCTCCTTTGTCAACAATTATACATCAATGCGGGCAACTGTACAACCCAATAGTGGGTTTTTAAATTTCGCCAATCTCCTCTTTATATAGGTTGAGAAGAATGTCGTGCCCTTCAACGCGCTTTTCTAATTGCGCAAACATCCGTTTTTCTATGTCACTACCTTGTAAGTGTATCACAGTTACATTTGTACCAGTCTGACCAATACGATCTGCTCGTGCAATACATTGTAGGTAGGTTTCTACAGACATAACGGGGCCGTAAAACACTACTGTATCCGCCGCTGTAAGCGTTACTCCATGCGATGCTGACTGAGGCTGGATAACTAAAATACGGGGGTTAGGCTCAGTCTGAAAGCGTTTAAATATATCTGTACGCTTGTTAACTGATACGTCCCCGTGGATAACCTCCGCACCTATGTTGTGCTTAAGTAAGTGCTGGTGGATGGTTTCAATACTGTGCCTAAATGGTGCAAAGACAATCACCTTTCTGTTGGTTTCTTCCAACACTTCTAGAAGAACATTTAAGCGGGGCGCGCAATCAAATTCTACAACCTCATGGGCATCTGTGTAAGCAGCGCCAGCGGATATTTGTAGGAGCTTTGATACGCCAGCTGCGGCGTTAACCGCAGTAATGGTTTCCCCTGATGCTTGCATGACCATGCGTTCTTTAAGCAACTTATAGTACTTGACTTGCTGTGGGGTAAGTGGTATCTCCCGTGTCTCAGTAAGTACCGGTGGTAAGTCAGTACACTCTTCTTTAGTAAATCTAATGGCTGGTTGCAAAGCATTGAACACCGCCTCAGCCGCGCCACTTTTAGGAACCCATTTGAATTGGGTAAGCTTCTTCATAACTTTGTCACGCCATGCAGTAGCAAACTTAGGTACATTGGTTGGGTTAACAAGCTTAGCCAAACCATACGCATCCATTGGTGATTGTGCAGAAGGCGTACCAGTCATCATCCACAACATGGAATCATGCCGCACAATTTTGTTAAGCGACTTCCAACGCTTAGTGCCAGCGTTTTTATAAGCGTTTGCTTCATCTACTATGATCAGATCAAACCGCCCATCTATCGCAACCTCGTCGGCAATTAAGTTTAATCCATCATAGTTAACAATAACAAACTCGTAATCGCCTTGAACCATTTCGATACGCCGACTAGCTTGAGCATGGTGCGCCACAATTGCAGATCGGTTGATTATGCTGTTAGATATACCACTCATCCAAGCGTCGTGCATGATTGATAGCGGGCACAGAATTAAACAGCGTCTAACCTTTTTAAGTCTCATCAAGTAGTCTGCTGCCCATAAAGCGCTTAGTGTCTTACCAGTCCCTGGGTCATTAAATACAAATGCCTTTGGGTTCAAGGTTAAGAATGATGCGGTTTCAATCTGATGAGCAAATGGTTTGTGTCTCCCAGGCCAGTCATACCTAGCCGTAATGGGCGAAGTTATATCTTTAACACCTAAATTTCGCAATAC